GCCTTGGTCACACCTTCCAACGGAGTGATCTTAAAGCCATCGTACCCAGGACCAGAGGGAAGAGATGGGCCTTCTCCAACCCTCAACACGTCACCGATGTTATTGATCCCTGGCCTGTAGGTTCCTTCCGCGATCTGTATTAAATAGACCATGCCAATTCTCCTTATCCGATTACCTCGGCTCTCAGCCCGAACAGCCCCCTGAACCACGACACAATGGCGTCGATGATCGCCCGCAAACCGGTGGGCTTCTCCGGCTTTACCCCGTCCGGCACAAAGCAGGTCGCCTCTGCGCTGTACTCGCTCTCGTTGCCGCTGGTGTCGTATGCGGTTAGAGCGAAATAGTAGGTAGCCCCATGCTGCGGGGTGATCTCCATGACGTGCCCGGTCACGTTGCCCACGTTCACGGGCTCGCCGTACTGTCCCGAAGCCTGCCCGACATAGAGCCTATACCCTGCCAGGTCGGGCTCGGTGTTCGGGTTCCAGGTTACCTGCACCTGAGCCGCGAGGACCGCGGTCGAGAAGAGAACCGTCGCCAGGAGCATGAATAGGGTGGAGCCTATGTTCTTCATGAATTCCTCCTTGTTTTATGAGTGGTTATAGCTTGCATCCTATCAGGCGCTTGTGGAAGTGCCCGTAGGAGAACGCGCATACTGCCGAGTACATGGGATAGCGGATGTAAAAAGGTTTGCCCCGGCACTCCATGGCCTCCAGGAACAGCCTGTTGGCTTCCATGAAGGTGAACGGCTTGCCGGTCTTGGGATTGATGGCGTCCTTCCGGAAGGCCCAATCGTGCAGAACCCCTTCCCGGTGGGCCCGGTTTCCCCACAGGGAGTAAACGATCGGGATCCTCGGCACACTCGCGAAATCGCACTCGAACTCCTCGAGAACCTCGATCCTGCCAAAGAGCATGCTGTGGTAGATCAGAGATGCCATGATGATCCAGATGCTTTCGCGGCGGCTGTTCTTGAGGCGAGCATCGAGCTCGGTTTCGAAGTAGGGAAGGGGCCTTGCCCCGGGAAGAGCGGACACCATTGCCATCTACCACCGCCTGAGCTTGGAGAGCAGGGCGCCGATCATCGCCAAAACCCCCCTTTCGATCTTCTGGCGGACCTTCTCGGCCAGGAAGGACACGATCTCCTCGTCGCTCATCTTCGACACCGAGAGCAGGGCGGACTGGATATCCTCGTTCATGTCCGGGAACAGCCCCTGTGTTATGTAGACGGCGATCTGAACTTTCCTGCGGTCGCTGTCCATGGCGAGGAGCTTCTTGTACATGGTGCGCTCCGGCTCGGCCAGCTTCTGATAGAAATCCCTGACGAGATTGATCTCTTTATCACCCATGGTCGCCGTCCCCCCTTTTCTGGTTCGCCAGGAGCTTCATGGTCTCCTGGCTGTTCTGGTGGATCTTGTTTAAGACATCCCACATCCGCTCCTGCGTCTCCTTCATGTCCTTGATGTCTGCGCGGATGCGGCCGCTACGTTCCTCGCAGAGGTCCCGGGGCATGTACTGCTGCTTTCCGTTGCCGCCGGGTTGGAGTGGGGCATGGCTTGCTGTGGCCCCGGAGCGCCCGTTTGGCGATGAGTTGCCGTACTTGAAAATGGCCGCCGTCACCGGGCCGCCTACGCCAAGGACCGTCAGCCCGATTCCGAGCATGGTGGCAGCATCTACCATTTATGGCACCTCGTGTATGATGAGCCGGCACCACCTTGCGTCGCCCAGCTCCTTTATGAAGCTCCGGAATGCCCGCTGCGAGCTCGTTATGCCTCGCTTGCCGTCCTTGTATTTCGTTTTCCCCGATACGATGCCGAACCCCTCTCCGACCAGGATGCAGCCCTTGCTGTCGGTGAGCCAGTTGCCCCAGTGAAACCGGATGAGCGTCCGGTCATCGACATCAACGACCTCGTAGGTCCAGCCCCACTCGTGGGAAAATACCCGCTTCAGCAGATAGACCCCGGCGGGTATGCAGGAGACTTTTTTCTTGTTGTTCAGCCAGGGGCGTTCGAGGCAGGCAAAAAGGGTTCTGCCGTTTACCTTGATGACGCCGAACGTGCCGTCGTGGCGGCTGTTCTCGAGCCGGAGGATTTCCACCAGAGGGGAGGCCTTAGCCCCGTCTTCCACGGAGAATTTTCCCGGGAGGAGTTCCTGCATCTTCTCTTTGAGCCTCACCAGCACGAGTTCCCCCTTTCCTTCTCCGGAAGGCCGCCGGGCCGCGCCTCTCACATGAACGCTTTGAGAAAGACGGCCCCCTTCGTGACGCTCGCCGAGCGGCCACGGATGAACGGATAGGCGGCTTCGACCATGTCGCACTTGGCTGCCGTGAACGACTCGATAGTCGTCCACCTGGCCGTTCCGTCGCGGACCTCCTGCGGCATTGCTATCGTGCCCTCGAGATAGACCGTCCCGGCGAAATCGGTGCCGCAGACGATATCCCAGTAGTTGCCGATGGTATGGCCGGTTACGGCCGCAAAGGTTACGGTCAGCCCCTCGGCGGCGAGGGACTGGGCCTCTCCGGTGATCTCGATCTCAGCCTCGGCCCAGGTCGTCCCACCGTCCGGCGAAAACTTGAATGTGTCGACGGCACCGGTGCCGTCGATCTGCACGCGGTAGGTCTTTGCCGACGGGCCGGTGTAGACCCCGCCGGCATTCATGTCGTTCAGCCCAGCGCCGTCGAACGACGGCGTGCCGATGTAGGTGCCGAACACCTGAATGGGGATGTTGCCGAACCGCATGCGCCGCTCGTCCACGGGAAGGAAAGGGCCCGTCGTGTTTGTGGGGGCACCGCTCAGAAGGTTATGTACCTGCATTCCTCAGGCCTCCCTACTTCTTCTTTTTCGAGGCACCCTTCTTCTTCGGGGCCTTCCTCGCGGGCTTTGCCTGGGGCGCGGCCTCCTGTGGCTCGCCGATGGCGTCGCCGGCATCATCGGCCGCGGAGATCGTCTGCCCGGCATCGACTTCCTGCTCCGCCGGAGCGGCCGACAGAACCGCCTCGTCGACCGTCGGCTCCGGCTCGGCCGGGACCGGTGGCGGAGAAGGCGCAGGCGCGAATTCCTTTTTTGGCTTGGGCTCCCCGTAGATCTCGTGCCTGGCCGGGTCGAAATCGCACTTGTTGATGATGATGAACCCACCCAGTCGCTTGATCCTGACTGTTTCGATCTTGGACATTTTTTCCCCCTTACCTTGCCCCGTTATCGGTTATCGCGCCGTTACGCGGCCGTGCCGAGCGAAACGCTGCCGATGTTCTCCCAGACCACAAACCGGGTCGTGGAAACACCGAACAGAATCAGGGTATCGTCTTTGGCGTTGAAGGTCGCCAGGTCGTGGCTGCCGTCGAAAGTGCCTGCCGTGAGCTTCACCGTGTTGCCAGCGGTACCCGCATCCTGCTGGGTGATCACCAGGAGCCTGCCGGCGGTGGGTGCCGCGATGGTCAGCTCGATGGCGGTGGCCGGGGTGGCGCTGTTGATCACGACGAAATTGGCGCTGGCATCGATCGCGCCCTCCGCGGTGTAGGTGTACGGGCTGAAGGAAAGCCCGGCCATGTTCCCCAGCAGCGCCGAGAGAGCGATATTCTTCACCTGGTCGTCCCCCCGAACCAGGATGGCCTTGTCGCTCAGGAGAGCCGAGCTGAGCGCATCCGCTGGATCGAGGACCTTTGATCCGGATGGGTACATTTTTGGGTCAAAAGGCATTGTCGTTATCCTCCCTGGATATATGCGAGAGGGGGCAGCCGGAGGCCGCCCCCTTCTGGTCGATCACTTTAGCCGTGGACCCGGGTGGCCAGAGGCGCCCTGATGAGTTCGCGTCCATAGAGGATGTCGAAGCTCCAGCGATCCTGCTTGTTCTGCCGCACCACCTCAACCCGCAGGGTGAGCCCGGAGATCGGGTCGACCGTCGAGAAGATGTTGCTGTTCGCCACGCTCTGTGAGGCCAGCGGCCTGCTCGCAAACGCCATTGCGTCTCGGTGGAACGCCAGGTTGACCGGGTAGGAGGCAAGCCCTGCGCCTTCGAGGGTAATGGCCTCGCTGCCGGAGGTCGCCACCTTCAGGGGGGGCGAGATCGGGACGGACTTGTTGCTCTCTGCTGTGCAGCCAGTGTCCGCGGTGACCACGTAGGTCTGGGAGTCGCCAGCGACCCTGATGATGTCACCCTCCAGGAGCGCCATGTTGGATCCAGCGCCCACGGTCACGCTCAGGGTTTCAGCCCCGACCGCGTTGGCGCCGTTGACCAGGGTGGGGGTGGAAGTCGCTCCGCCGAGGCTGCCCACGGTGTGCTCGCGCACGTTCTGGTCCATGAACCAGTTGAACCCGAGCTTCGGGGTGAGCTTGCCATCGATAATGTCCATGGCCGGGACCGCGAAGTTCATATCCTGGAACGAACGGAGATTCAGGGCGTTGGCCTCGGCGTCGGCGTTGAAGACGAACCGCCTGTCGCCGAGCGGCGCGAGCTGGTTGTTCAGCACCTTCCTGGCCTCGGTGGCCTCCTTGGTGGACACCGCGAACGGCGTGGTTCCGGCGACACCGGCGACACCGTAGACACCCTTGTACAGGGACAGGATGTCCTGGTCGACGTAGTTGGCGAGCGCCTTGACCGCCTCGGCCGCCTGCATGGGCAGGAAGCCGTTCATGACCTCCATCATTTCCTTGTCGGTCATGGTGAACGGGGCCTCCTTCCACCGGTCGAGCGTGATGTTGACCGAGGTGGGCGCCATGTCACCGGACGTTGCAGGGTTCGCAGATGGAGCCACGTCCTTGACGACTACCCCTGCAGGAATCGGCACCTCGATGGTCGATCCCTTCTTGCCGGCCTCGGCCTCATACCCCCTGTTGACCAGCAGGGGGACGATGGAGTTCTCCCTCAAGGTCTGAAGCGCCTGAGCCAGAAGCTGAGGAATGACGTATGTGAGAGTGTTCGACATTTTGCAAAGCCTCCTTTGTGCCTAGTGTTGGCCCTCTCGGGGGCTCTGCATTCTGTGCAAGGGGTGGAAGCCCTAGCGGGTCATGTCCACCTTGACCTCGCCCCTTGCTATCTTGTCGAGATTCGCCGAAATTGCCGCATGGTCGGATGCAGGAATCGTCTTCACGCCTCCGACTCCGGCATTGCCCTGTCCACCAGAGCCGCCGTCGTCCGATCCTCTGAGGATCATGTCCTTGCCCGGATACTTGTCTATGATGATCGAGATCGCCTCGTCAAAATCAGCGAGCTCACCGTATCGCTCCCGGGAGAGGATCTCCTCGCCGTTCATGTGTCCGACGACCCGGTAGTTGTTGATGTTGTCTCCCTCCCCCTTGACCTTGAAGTGGTGGCCGAACTGATTGGCGGCGATGTCCGGCGGGAGCGTCGTGCGCTCCTTGATGAACGGTGAAAGCGCGAAACGGTTCGTGACGAGCTGCTGGTAGATGAGGTTGTCCTTCTGCGAGATCTTGTTCTGAAGGTCGTTGATCTCGGCCTCGTGCTGCTTCCTCATCGTCGTCTCTTTCTCTTTGAACGTCTGTGCCATCTCGTTCTTCACCAGGTCCACCTGGCCGGCGTCGATCAGCTTCTTCTGGTCGAGGTTCTTCACGGTCTCGATCGCCTTGCGTGCCTCCTCGGCATCGAGCCCGTCGAACGACTCTTTCAGCGTTCTGATCTCGCCCTCCATCTCTCCGATCTTCTTCCGCCTCTCGGCGGATTCCGAATTTGCCGCCGCCAGCTTGGTCATAATCACCGGGACATCGACAGTCACATCCTTGCCGGCCTCGTCCACGTACACAGGCTTCCCGTCCTGAACTACCGCGTTTCCGTTCTCATCGATTTTCAGTTTCATAAGCGTCTCGCTCCTTTTTGCCCTAGAGGATCACCCTCCGGTTTCCCTCTGCGGTCTGCTCAAAAACCCACAAAATTGCTGAAAATTGAACAGAAGCAGATATATATGTTGATATATACATAAATTTACGCAGGAAAACGGCAACCAATTTATGAGTGGGGTGATAAAAATATGATAGCCGGCAACGGGGATCGGAACGCCCAGATGCGGCGATTCCTGCGGTTTCTCATCATGCACAAGGTTGTTTCCATCGCTGCGCGCAAGTCCCGGATAAGCGTTCCGGCGGTATACAAATGGAAGAGCAAGTATCCGCTCTTTAAGGCGGCGATGCAGGATGTTCTCGATGGGGCAAAGGACAAGATTCAGCCCAGCGAGGTGTACGACTGCTCGACCACCGCGGACATCTCGAGCGAGCGCAAGGTTCGGATGAAGAAATTCATCCAGGCTCTCTCGCAGGAGACCTGCAAAACCATCGAGCTGGCCTGTTCGCTCAGCAAGGAGTCCCGGGGCACGATCTACAGGTGGCGCGGCGACTACCCGGAGTTCGACGAGGCGATCGAGCAGATCCTCATCGAGAAGACGCTTTCCGATCGGGACCTGGCGGCCAAGCTGGCCGAGGAGGCCAAGGCCCGGGAGATGATCCCGGCGATTCCGGCCGAAGGCGACGAGGCATCCATCACGGACAAGGCCATCATGGAGAACTTCATCGCGGCATTCCCGGTGAACAAGTGGAATATCACCAGGACCTGTCAGCAGATCGGGGTGAGCACCGCCGTCATCTTCCGGCTACGCAGGGATTTTCCCGAGTTCGAGACCGCCATGAAGCTCTCCAGGATCGAGCTCGTGGACAAGGCCGAGAGCCGCCTCATCCAGCACATGGAGGATACAAAAAACGCCCGGGTGTCTCTGGACGCAACAAAATTCATCCTCGACAGCCAGGGCAAGGATCGCGGATACGGCATCGGGAAAGGCGCTGGCGGCGGCGGCGGCGATGATGACTTCTCCAAGGAACAGCTCGCCGCCCTGAACAAGGCGCGTGCTGCAATCAAGTCGGGGTCGTCGGTAACGGTCCTCGATAATGCGAAGGTGATCGAATGCCAGGCATCACATCAAGCAGTCAAGGCGTCCCGGTAGACTTGCTGGGCCCGACGGAATTCGCGCAGCAGCACCTCCTGGGGTACACAGCCCTGCACTGGCCGGAGTACATTATCGGCCGGCATCACCGGGTGATCGCCGAGCATCTCGAGGCAGTCGAGCGCCGGGAGATCACCCGCCTCATCATCACCATGCCCCCCAGGAGCGGCAAGCCTGTATGGGTCGAAGAGCCCGTTCTTATGTCGGACGGAGCATATAAACGACTGGGAAGTATCCAGCCGGGGGACTGCGTGATTACCCACCGGGGAAGACCCAGGCGCGTCAACGAGGTGTTCGACCAGGGAGTCATCCCGACCATCGTGATCCATACTGTTCGCGGCAAGGCGATATGCGCGGCCCCAGACCATCCGTTCCTGCTCACCGAGGGGTGGGAGGTGGCCGGCAACCTCGAGGATGGCGACCAGCTCGTCTCGATCGACCCGAAGTCCGGGAAAGCCGTGTTCGACGATGTGGTTGCGTGTGTCGACGGCGGCGGAAAGAGGCACTGCAGGTGCCTATCGGTCGACGAAGATCACACGTTCACTGTCCAGAACCTCGTGGTCCACAACACTAAGCTCACCTCGGAGTATTTCGCGGCCTGGTACCTGGGCAGGAACCCGAGCAACCAGATCATCGCCTGCACGTACTCCGACGATAGGGCCCAGGACACCGGACTGATGGTCAAGCACCTCGTGGAAGACGAGCTCCACCGGAAGATCTTTCCGACCTGCGTGCTGCGCAAGGACTCGGCGAGCAAGAAAAAGCTCTCCACCTCACGAAACGGCAACTACTTCTCGGTCGGCGTGGGCGGCCCGATCGTCGGCCGAGGTGCGCACCTGCTGCTGCTTGATGACCTGATCAAGAGCAGGGAAGAGGCCGAGAGCGCCCTGATCAAGCGTCGCATCCTGCAATGGTACCGCGGCACCGCCTACACCCGGCTCATGCCCGGAGGCGTCATCGTGTTCATCACCACCCGGTGGAGCTTCGACGACCTGGCGGGCACGCTCCTGGCCGACGAGGGGGACCAGTGGGTGCTCTTGAACCTGCCGGCCGTTGCGGAAGAGGACCATGACATCATCGGCCGGATGCGGGGCGAGGCCCTCTGGCCAGAGATGTATCCCCTGGAGGTCCTGGAGAAGACCAAGGAGAGCATCGGCATCCGGGAGTGGAACGCCCAGTACCAGCAGCGCCCGGTGGGGGAAGAGGGCGGGATCATCAAGCTCGACTGGCTGGGAACGTACACCGATCCGCCCGAGAGGCCCCTGCGGAGGATTCAGAGCTGGGACACCGCCTATACCGACAAGGCCATCAACGACCCGTCGTGCTGCCTGACCATCGACGAGTACAACGGGCACTACTATATCCGGAACCGGTTCAACCGGCACCTGGATTATGCCGGGGTCAGGACGGCAATCCAACAGCAGTATGACGAGTGGAAGCCGTCCCTGGTCCTGATCGAGAACCGGGCATCGGGAACATCTCTGGTCCAGGAGCTCAAGAACACTCGCATTCCCATCAAGGCGGTCACCCCGACATCGATGCAGAACAAGCTGGTGCGGGCCTACAACGTAAGCGGCATCATCGAGGCCGGCAAAGTCTTGCTCCCCAGGACCGCGCCCTGGAAAATCGACTTCATCAACAACCTCATCCAGTTCCCCTACGGCAGGTGGGACGACGATGTGGACGCGCTCACCCAGTTCCTGGAGCACTCCAAGAAAACGTACCGGCGCAGCAAGGGCCCCCGCTACTGGAAGTAACGAGAGGAGGAAAAACAGACGATGGCGAAAATGACGAGGCAAGAGCTCGAGAAGAAGCACGAGACCTATACCAAGCACATCGAGGACTGGGAGTTTTACGGCGCCGGGTATAACGGCGGCAAGGAGTTCATTGACGTAGCCCTGCATAAAATGCCCCGGGAGAGTCAGACCAACTACAATACACGAAAGAAGGACGCTATCTGCCTGAACTACTGCACGATCATCGTGGACATCTTCTCGTTCTACCTCACGGAGAAGAGCGCAAAGCGCGACATGGGCGAGCTGATCAATGACGAACTCTGGCAGATGTTTCTGAAGGACTGTGATCTCCACCAGACGAACTTCGATTTTTACATGAACGAGGGACAGAAGATCGCGGCCACCTACGGATCGACCGGGATCCTGGTGGACAAGCCTGCCGGCAAGAAGGGACGCACCAGGAAAGAGGAGATCGAGAAGAGGATCTACCCCTACCTCGCGCTCTATACCCTGCCGAACATCTGGGACTGGAGGTTCCGCCGTGACCCGGAGACGAATCGCCCGATTCTCTCCTACCTCAAGCTCAGGGAGCAGGACGGCACGATCCTGATCTGGACAGAGGAGTCGTGGAAGAGGTGGAAGATCAACGATGGCAGGAAGGGCGCGGAAGAGGTTTCGCTGGTCAACGAGGGGAAAAATACATTGAAAGAGATCCCCTTCGTGTGGCTACCGAACATCCGCAACCCGTTGGATCCGATCATCGGCATCAGCGATATCAAGGAGGTCTCCCTGATCACGGCCAGCATCATGCGGGACATCTCCTGCGGCGACGAGGTGATCAAGTATGCGGGCTTCCCCATGCTCTTAAAGCCCATGGAGCCCGAGGGGGAGGGGTCCGACGACATCGTGGGCGTGACCGCGGTCATGGAGTTCGATCCGGAAAACCCGAACGCGAAGCCGGCATGGCTCGAATCCGAGATCGAGGAGCCCATCAACGCAATCCTCGAGTGGCTCAACCGCAAGATCATCGAGATCTACCAGATATCGCACCTCTCGGGCGTTCACGCTCACGAGAAGTCGGACCAGGTCCGCTCCGGCGTGGCCATGCGCTACGAGTTCCAGCAGCTCGGCCGGGTGCTGGCCAAGAAGAGCGAGAACCTCACCGAGGCCGAGCTCAACGTGATCAGACTCTGGCTGAAGTGGCAGAGAAAAGAGGAGATCTTCAAGAAGATCACGATCACGCGCAGCACGGACTTCTCGGTCGACGACCTGGCGGAGGACCTGAACAACCAGCTCACAGCGATCAAGATCGTGCCGACCGAGAAGTTCCGCAAGGCGATCGCCCGCCAGGTGGCCCGCCAGGTCCTGCGCGATGTCGGGGACGACGAGATGCAGGAGATCATCAATGAGATCGACGAAGCCGATTTCGAGCAACTCATGAACGGTGGCGAGAAGACGGGAGATGATGACCGCCAGCAGGGTTCTGGCGGCAAAAAGGGAGAGCCCGGGGAGGACAAGGGCGGTAGGAGCGGCATGCTCCTGGCCGACTGGGCCAAGCAGCAGGGGATCGCCTACCACGAGGCATACAAGCAGTTCAAGAAGGGAACGCTCCCCCTTGAGAGCCAGGAGATCGGCAAGAGGATCTACGTGTATCCGTCCTACTGAGGATCCACGTCATCGAAGATGACGAGGTCGTGGCTCAGGAACTTCTTCCCGCCGACGACCTCATCATATGTATATGTTCGAACCTCGAGGAAGATAGGCCAAAAGCCGAATTTCTTATTGATGAAATCAGTGGCCTTCTTCTGCATGAGACCATTGGGAACGAGAAGCAGCGTCTTCTTTCCGCTCTTGGCCCGCATCACTGCCAGGCATACCAACTCGACGAAGTCATGTCGTGGTCTCCGCAAGAGGTGTTCGGGAACGGCGAACACCTTGGCCATATGAGCCTGGAAGACTTCCATGAACTTGAGAAATTCGTTTTCAGGCAGTGGACAGGAAAGATGTATGAAATCGTCCCCCTCGTCGTCGCTCATAGGGTAATGTCCACATCGACCCTCGAGACCAGATTCTTTTCGTGCATCTCCCCGATCATCTGCACCGGGATTGTCCTGACCGAAATCGAGGACGGGGTGATGCCGGTCTTCTCCTTGAAGGCCTCAACCCGGTCGTGTATCATCGCCAGCAGATCACGTTCGAGCTGGGCTTTTTCCTTTTTCAACTCATCGATGGTCATGTTGCCTCCATATTAATTATGACGCATAGAAAATGTTGACGCCGATTCCCCTGAAAGCCTTCCGGACATCGTTTGCCTGGTCGATTATCTCAAGGCTCGGCCTGCTGAAGTCGATCTGCTCATATGCGATTTTCATGTTCAAGGTCCTTTCGGTATTCCCTCAGATTGTACCCCACGGCGGCCTTGGACAAGCCAAACACCTGTGCGACCACCCTGTTCGGGCAGCGGTGTTTCTGCTTGTACTCGTACATCCTCCGGTTGCGGTCCTGGTTCCTCTCCCATCGCCATTTTGGCTGTTCATTCTTTCCCATCCGGGCCACCTTCATGATTTTCCGAGCAGCTTGATTTTTCTCTCGATGACCTGTTGGGGGTCGGCGTTGCTGATATCCCGGACGCCCCCGGACTCCATGAGGGCAGCCAGGAGCTTTTCCTCGAGATCCCTCTTGATGGGCCCGTACTTGATCTTCTTCTTCACGTCCGAACTGATCGTGTTCCGGCACGCCCGCTTGTACTCGGCAATGAGCTTTTCAGCGTCTTCTTTCTTCATCGTATGTCCTCATCAGAAATGGTCCTGAACGTACATGTTCCAGGCATTCAGCACGGCACTCGCCAGGTCCTTGTCGGAGTAACTCCTTAACTCGTCTTCCGAGTAATAACCTTCTCCAGCCCAGTCTGCCTCCCTGACGCACCACTCCCGCTGCTCTACAGTCATTGGCTCGGTGTATGTGCCGGAGGCGTAGTGGCGGATAGCCTTCTCGTTTTGAGTGCAAATGCACTCTACCGGGTCATCGTAGCATGCGCAGGGGAGATCGACATTGAAGATCGGCGTGTCACCCATGTTGGTTTGCCTCCTTGGCCTTGAGCCTTATGCAAGAATCCAATCTCTGGATCCGAGGATGGAGGCTTTCATGCTTGATCGCCCGGTTGAACAGGCCGCACCAGTGCTCTGGTCGTGGATGTGGCAGCTTACTCTGTTCTTCCTCTGTTGGAGATAGATGAATGCAGCCGTCACAAAACTGATCGACCGGGGCCTGGTCTTCCGCTAGAGGCAACCGCCACTCCATGAGCTTCTTCTCGCCTGGCTCAAGATGACATCCAAAAAGACGTTCGAAGTCATCGGCCTCGCTGAACTCGGGCTTGCACTTCTCGTCTATGAGGCAATATCCTCTTGAATATTTGTGCCTGCACACCCACACCTTCATTGATCCTCCTCGTAAGGACATCCATCCGGCCCCGGCTCATCTATTGCTCCAAGCTCTCCACTCTTCCACGCTTCACACGAATCCCTGCCGGTGGTGTATTTCCCCCTCTTTGAACCCTTGCTGGCCATACACATTGCCTCGACTGGCCCTCCGCCGATGCTCCTGGCGATCATCTCGCTCCAGTACCGGCACCCGGCACAGCCATTCGTTTCTCCATAGGTTCTCATGATTGTTCCTTTTCCCGGTAATCCGGCAGCATCTTGAAATGCTTCTCTTCGAGCTGTTCGAAAACCGTCTGCTCTCCGCCGATCTGCGCGAAGGGCAGCATGATCTCCAGGAATGAAACCATTCCGGAGTCCACATAGGCGAGCTGGGCCTCCAGCCAGTGGAACGCGATCCGCCAGGCGGATCTCCTGGCCTGCTCTGGCGTGCAGTACCGGTTCTGCGTCTTGGGATCCATCGTCATCTTCTCCAGCAGTCGTTCCCAGCGGATCTGTGGCTTGAACGGAATCAGTTGCCCGTTGACATCGATCACAAAAGATATCCCGGAGATCTCCCCATTCGCGTCATACTCGGTCAGGACCTGCCGGGCCCCGTGCTTGCCGATGAGGGCCTGGATGTCACCCGCGGTTTCTGCCGGCGACTTGGTCGTGGTCGCCATGTATACGGACTCGCGCTTTCCCCGGGGCATTCAGGACCCTTTCTTCGCTACGAGGTGGAGCATTTTCTTGACCTTGTCCGGATCCCGGAGGGCGTAGTACCTCAGGGAGCCTTCAGATCGCTTGCCTACGACACCCGCATTGCGCAGAACGGCCAGGTGCTGCGACGCCAGCCCCTGTGCAATCCCCTGCGTGGTCAGGATCTGCGTCACTGTATGCTCCCCGTGTGTGAGCAATTCGACGATCTCGAGCCTTATCGGATGCCCGAGAGCCTTGAAAAATTCCGCTACTTCAATCTCTGGTTTGTTCATCAGCCTCTGCTCCTTTTTCTTTGCCTGTTGAACGGCGTCTCATTTTGTGGGGTGACTGTGGGGCGAGTTTGGGGTATAAAGATCACTGGAGGAGCCAGGAAATGGCGGAAGCGCACAGGAATCGAACATTCCCATCAGCCTGCATTGATGCCGTCCCGCGGACGGCTGTGGGGTGACTGTGGGGCGAATCACCTCTTCTGCTCCTTCCTCGCCATCGGGATCACCATCTTCCTCTGCAGCCCCCGGATTCTCTCCAGGTCGTACTTGCCGTAGAACTCCTTGAGCGTATCGATCTTGCTCCACTGCCCGTGCATCTGGGCCTCCTCGAGGCTCCAGCCATACTCGTTGATTGCCGAGGACGCCCCGCTTGTCCGCAGGCCTCGGTGAATGTCGATAACGACCCCCACCTTCGCGCAGGCGTCCTTCCATGCCCGCATGAGAATCTCCCGGGTGTATCTCTTGCCTTCCATGCGCGAGCTCTGGCAGGTGAACATGAACGGCGAGAACTCCCGCTGCTTGAGGACCTGCTTCAGGTACGGCCTGAACCGCTCGTCACACGGCCAGACGTGGATCTCTCCGTCCTTGGTCTTCTCGACAACCCTTCTATCCGATATGCCTCGGTGGATGATGAACGCATCGATGCGGGGATCATAGTCCTGCCTGAGCAGGGCAATCGCCTCGCCCTCCCGACGCCAGGACAAGCGTAGCCACCAGAAGATCGGCCGGTGTTCCTCGGGAATGTGCTTGAAAATTTCGTCTTTCTCGGCTTCAGTTATCCACATGATCGGCTTCTTCTTGATCTGGTAATCGCCCTTCTTGGGAAAACCCGGCATCCTCGGTATGCGGTTCGATGCGTATGCGTCCATGAGGCAGGCATGAAGCACATTCACGATGTTCTTCTTTGTCTTCGGGGCGCATGTCAACTCGGATACCAGGAGGTCTATCGTGTCCTTCTGAATCTCGTGAAGCTGAACGGGGTGGCGCTCGAAGAAGGGGATCAGGTGCTTGCTGATGGACCCCGAATAGAGTTTGAGCGTTCCCGGCATTACCTTGTCCTTCTTGATCTTCAGCCATGCCTGGAGGTAGGGTATCACGTCGGTGTAGCGGTCCCGGTATTTATTGAGATCAAAGGCTCGCTCTCCACGGCAATACGCTTCCCAGTCGGTCCTGATCTGGTTCAGGCAACGGCTCGCCATCTCATAGCCGATGCACTTGTTTTTATCTTTGTGCCGGATCCAGAACTTGCTACCGCCGTGCAGGAAGTCCTTGTAGAACTTCTCGCACTTCCCGTTATGATAGAACTCGATGACCCAGTACCCTCGCGCATGAGGCTGGATGTTACCCTTCATACATACACCCCCACCTATCTCAATATCATATAAGGGTGATATACAGGGTTGCGCGCTAGGGTTCAAGTGTCGCATGCTAAAGGCTCCTGCCTCTCTCCTCTGTCAGCCTCAGCCCGGCAACGCCAGGCCCTCCGTATCATCATCGGCCTTCTCCCAATGATCGCAGGCCGGCGCCTCGGCAATGGTGACCCTGTCGATGGTCAGACACTTTCTGGCCGCGCCCATTCCGGTCCTCGGCCACCCCCTGCATGTGGCGCAGATGCGGCCCTCTGCCTTCTTAACTGTTGATTTTATCATCGTTTTCCTCAAGATGCCCCAATTGTGATCACGGCTTCGCCTCCGGGTACTGTTCCCACACCTGTCCGTCGAGCTCGCGACCTGCGGCTTTCTTGCCGACGCGGTAAAAGACACAAGGGGAAATGACCGTCGATTTAAACTTCCTGTCTGCCTGATCACAGTTGAAATCCATCAGGTATTTACAACTGCTATCTCCCCACGGCGCCCACTCCCCCCACTGCTTGAAGAAGAAGGGCACCCCTGCAGCCTGGCACTGGTCGCGGAGAGACCGCGCCCAATCTGGATGCATGGGCCGTGCTCCGTGTCCGGTCTCGCCTCCGCAGATCACCCAATCAAGCTGTTCGATGTATGTCTGCCTCGCCCCCTCGGTGCCGAATGCTCTCCGAAGGTCCACCGGCCCGAGCATGGGCTCCACGCTCACGAACCGCACGGCTGCCGGGATCTGCAGCAGGATCGGGATCCGCTCGTCCGCCCGGGCCTGGTTCTCTGCCGTGACGCCGAGCCAGAGATTCTTGGGTGGATGAATGCCAGTGTTCTTCGGATCTCGGAAGTGATTGCGGTACAGGATGTCGAAGAACTCCTTTGCGCTTTGAGGCCGCTTTGTCAGGAGCATAAATGTGTGTTGCGGGTGGGCGTCGATAGCCTTCCATACTTCGAGCAGGTCAAGAAATAGAACATCTTTATGGAAGAGGTCCCCCATTGAGCAGACGAACACCCGGCGCGACTTCTTCCAGGTGGAGGGCTCTTCGAGTTTATCCTCATGCAGCGTCACCCTGAAAGGCTCGTCCTCCGGATACCCGCACCTTCCCCGGAGCCGGTTCGCCATCCGCTTGGCGTAGCAATTCGCGCAGCCCTCGGAAATCGGTGTGCAGCCGGTGATTGGGTTCCATGCCTTATCCGTCCATTCGATTTTTGTATCAGCCATTGTCGTGATCCTCCGAATCGCCGTAGAAGGTAGTCTCTGCCTGGGTGATGAGATCGTTGATCAGGTTTCGCAGCTCCCATAAAGGTGCATCCACTCCCCTATCCCTGAGTGCCTCCTCCAGCCTCTGGAACTGCTCAAGCGTGCAGGTTATCTGCAGCGTGGCTACGAGCTTCTCCGGCTTCTCGATCTTGAGTGTGCCCTTCATGTCACGCGCTCCCTACCGGCTCCACGAGGGACCATGCCCGGTCCCAGTACATGCCCTGGTTGATGCGCTTCTGGCTCGCCCTCATGAGAACAACTTTCCCCAGAGGGCGGGGGCGTGATCCATGAAGATGCGAACGCACAAGAAGAGCCACATGAGATCAACCCAGATGGGCGTTGTCGCGCTCTCGATATACGTGGCATGAACGCCTGTCCTGTTGAATATGAACCCCACGATGATGCACATGAGGATTGCCACTCCGAAAAAGATTAAGTGCTTCATCACTCGCCCCTCCCGATTAAGAACAGAGATTTCAATACCCTCCGGACCTTGCGGAGAATGATCCTGCCGGGGACATGCGCCGCAGGCTCGTAGAGAAGATACGCTTTCTCGTAATCCGTGAGGGCCTGGGACGCCTTCTTCATGCAGAAGATGACATTCGTGCCGGTGCAGTCATGGACCGTGTCGACGGCTTCGTCTCTCTGAATCGGAAGGCCGTCCATCGTCTTGTTGTACATTGCCGCGATTGCGCGGTCCCTGGCGATTTTCCGGCCGGTGTTCTTGCAGGGAGAGTCCTTCGGCGAACAGATGGCAACACCCTTGCCGAACCTCCCGTTTCCCCCGTCCATCATCAGGCAGATAGTTATCCTCGGAGCGCCACTGTTGTCCCTCAGATACCGATACTTCTCGATCATGATTTTTCCCCTTCTCGCTCTTTTTCTCCTGCCCGTGCCCCCCAGGCATCCGGGACATAGAACCAGAGTCCTCTCCGGATCAGCTCGAGGATCTGGCCGCCTGACATGTTGATCACAAACGCCGCTGGCAGGGAGGGGCCGCCCCTCTTCTTCCCGCGGCCCGGCCTGAACATCCCGGAATTCCCTGTCACCGCGATCCTGTATTTCGCCGCGAACGACAACTGCTCCAGGCAGGTCACTCTCGTTCCTCGCATGGTCATCTCCCCGTGTGTTTGGGCAGGCTAGGCCGGTCATCATCCAGCAGATCGTTGATGTTCCCCGCGATGCCGGTGCTGTTCTTCCAGCCTGCCAGCTCATACCTGTGGCCACCCATCTCGATGTGACCGATAAAGTCCGGCTGCCGGCCCTTCTTGCCCTCGTTCCGAAACAGCCGGAATGTCCCCTTGAACTCTTTTTTCGACATGATATTCTTCTCTTAGGCGGGCGCAGGGGGATCGCGCAATGGCGCCCCCCCTTATTCCCCGGTGCCTATTTCCCGGCCTTCTTCGCCGCCACCTGAATCGTCGATGGCCTCGCGATTACTTCATTGATCTTTTCCAATTCCTTTGGTCCAAGCATTTATTCCCCCTCTGTGTTATTGGTCCTCGCATGGCATACCATGCGAGGACTACTTCGTTTTTCCTCTGCCGACAAAGGCCCGCCTGGCAGCCTTGAGGGCCCTGATTTTTGGGCGAACGCCCACCTGCCTGGCCACGAGAACATAGTCGTAGTTGTGCTCATCGAAACCGCCAAAACGGGTCTCTCCCGGGCGCCTCCCGCTCGGCGGTAATAACTCGAGTTCGTATCGATGTATGATTATGTCACGGGCTTCCTCCCATGCACTTTTCTTGAGAAAGGAGATGACCTCGATGGTCTCCCCGTTTTGCCGGCGCCTGATTTCGAGCTCGTACACAGCCTTCTTCCCCTACGCGATGACCACGATGCCCTCGGGCAGGTTGGTCTTGAGCCACCGGGCAATGGACAGGATGGCCGTGTTCTCCCATGCCCCGCCGTCCGCCTCGAACAGGCCGCAGGAAGGCGCGCTGTCGCCGCCCTTGCGGAGGCGAAAGACGAAATTGGACTCGGGCTGCTCGATCTCGCGGAAGGTCCGGTAGGGACTCAGCAGAACCGGGTTCATGGCGATGGTGTTCTCCACGATCCGCACCCCCGATTTGACCGTGATCTGCTGAGACACGCCGTCATCGGCATGATTGACGTTCGAATCGTTCGAAATGTTCCCGGCCTGCTTCAGCAGGGCCCGGGCCACATCGGTCTGCACGAACATCGACTGCAGGGCGACGTTGAAGGACTCGAGGTCGTAGAAGTTCCCGAAGTAGAACTTGGATGCTTCGCACTCCGCCTTGATGAAATACTCCCTGTCCCGATAGTACAGATCCAGCGCCGACATCACCACCACTTCGAGCGGCGATACTACGCTCACGATGATGTTCGAGAAAATCAGGCCGTCCTTGTTCGTGACGAGATAGTCTTTCAGCCCGGTGAGGGTATGCACGACGAAAGCACTCGCCTTCTGCCGCTCGATCTTGTGGAGAGCCCTCGATGTGTAATTAATCCCGTCATAGCTGGTCTCCCTGAATGTCGCTCCGAGATCAACGATCTTTTCAACGAACGCTTTCAGCATTACTCTCCTCCTCCTTGTCTCCCTTTGGAGTACAGTTCCCTGATCTTCCTGGTCTTCCCCTCCGCCTCCGCATCCCCGGACGCCTCGGACGGGCCACCAGCCCCCTGCTCCTCTGGGAAGGGGATCTCCATGGTCTCGCCAATTTCCCTGGCCTCGATCAAGCCCTGCTCGTTCTTGCCGACGAGCAACACGGACTCGAAAGTTTTCATCGGGGCGTATGAGGCCTTGACATCAAATGCCACATCGCAGATGTTGCGGTTCTTCTTGCCCGGCCTGATGGTCACCTTGAGAGTGACCGAGCGGGACTTGTCCGACGTGTTCGGGTCGATGCAGTTTTCGAGCACCCGCCGGAGCTGGTAGTCGACCGCCTCTATCGCGGCGCCGTCCGCCAGATTGGCCAGCGACGCCATTTCCTTCTTTGTTCCCATAATCTTGTTTCCTCCTTATCTTCGCTCCCCTTGTTGAAAAAAAGAGGAGGGGCTTGGGCATAGATGGGCCCCTCCCCAAGAGGAGTTACGTGGCTAAAAACCCGGATCTCCCTCGGCGTCACCCTCGATCTCGGCCCCATCCGGGGACTCGCCAAGGGGATATCCTGCCTCTTCCGCAAGGCTGTGTATGTATTTGATGACCATAGAGTATTTCTCGTCCGGCAGCTCGTCGAGCGAGGCGACCTCGAAGAAGGCAAGGATGTCCGTCTCGCTGACAACGCCTGCGTTAAAGCCCTCCTCGAGCAGCTCGTCGATGTGCCGCCGTCGGGTGTCCGCGAGCGGAGTGAATCCGGGCTTGGTCTCGGCCTGATCCTTCGGATTCCCGGCCGGGGCCTTCTGCGTTGCCGATTTCTCCGCCTGCGAGGGCTTGGTCTCGGCCCGAGGGTCCGGTTTCCGCTGAGCCGCCGGCTTCTGTTTCGCCGCCCACGACTGGTAGGCGCCCATGAAGCTGCCGATGTCTTCGATGGCCGCACACATCACGGCCTCATCCGTCCGGTCGCCCTCGTCCTTCTGGGCCTGGGCGCAGGCCCTGACGAACTCCATGACCATCTCCATCTTTCCGTACTTCTTGCCACTCCGCTGTACCGCGTCCTTGAACTGCCGGGCGGTCTCCTCGGAATCGACTGGCTTGACCTCGGTGATGTCCTCGGGGGCAACGTCGAAGATGTTGGCGAGCTCGTCCTTGCCAAATAAAGCGGCATTCTCCTGCACCATGCCGCTCTGCGGCCCACCGGTCTCGGCGAGGTCGTCGGCCTTGATGGCGGAGTGGACCTCACTGCTGAGATCCGCCTTCTTTGCATGACGTTTGCAGACCGTTTTCTTGCACATCTCGATGGTGTCCTTTTCCCAGGCAGGGGAGAACTTGCCGGTCTTGCTACTCTTCTGCACATGATTGTCGCGCACCGTGAGGCATTCCTGCTTGGTCATATAGTCAAAATCGATCTCGCCGTTGTCGTATTTGATCTGCGAGTACACGCACAGCAGGTGGTTGATATCCCTTTTGCCCATGAGGTTCGGCTTGTGCTTGATGAATCGCTCGGTGCCCGAGATGATCTCGAACTCGTCTTCCTCGAACACGGCATCGAGCACGTAGCTGGCGACCTTTGGTGCCCTCCTGATCAGGGCGATCAGCCCCTTGTAATCAGGCTGGAACGTGCACTGATCCCCATACGGGATCAGGTGCGCCTGCCTGCCATCCGGGAGCAGACCGTACTGGGCCGAGAGGATCACGCTCCTCAGGATGGATGCCGGCGTGCACCGGAGCAGATCCGGATTGAGCGTGATCGACGTGAATGCTATCCTGGCAATACGCTGAGGGTGGACGCCGATTTCCGGCAGGGCCATCTTGAGCTGATCGATGGCCTGCTCGGAGAAAAGCTGTTTCGCAATGTCCTTCTTCCGTTCAACTAACTGATTTCCTGCCATTGTTGCCTCCTGTCTTTATCTGACGTGCTCTTTCTTGAAAATGTGAATGCCCGGGATCTCTCTCGTTCCAGCCGCAATCGCCGCGTTGATCTCTTTGCTGTCGAGCCTGACGTACCGGAGCAGCACGAGGTCGGCGTCGACGGGCTTGAAATTCGGATCCTTCTTCTCGACGGTGTAGCCGATCGCCCGGAGGGCCTCGGCAAAGAGCGTCTCGAAGTCGACGAAATCCTCGTCGAAGGCCCACCGCTCCACGATGGTCGCTTTTGCGCCCGAAGTCGTGGAGTGCGTCTTCTGCGGAGCCGACGCTCTGGGTGCGGCCGGGAGCGGCGGCGGGGGCTCGAGGCCCTTTTCCTCGGCCTCCTTCCGCAGATCATCCTCGGACCTGCGGATGTCCTCATCCCGCTTTCTCTGGGCTTCCTGCTCGGCGATCTGCTTTTTCCGTTGGTAGAGCAGTATCCGCTCGTCAAGGGCGCCGACGACTCCCGGGATCCCCTTCTTCTTATCTCCAAGAAGCAACTCGCGGAAATGCCGGACGATCGCGTTCGCGTCGCTCGCGAGCTTCTTGGCCGGCGCCACCTTCAGGCCGATCGCGTCCTCGATCGATGAGAAGATCTCCTTTGCCTGCTGCCGGGTATCGACGGCAGCGGACAGGTCATCGTCGCTCCTGATCTCGAATGTGGCCAACTCGCCCCTGACCCTCGCAACCTGCTGCTCGAACTTCTCGATCCCCTTACGGATCTCCGCCATGGACGGGAGCACCAGGGCCCCCTTGGGGATCACCGGGGCACTCGCCCCCGGATTGAGAACCTCAGCCTCCTGCGTAGCCCCGTTCGTTACATCGAAATTCACACTGCCCTCCTTTGATTGATGTTTTGCCTGCGCTCCCCGCCCCGTCTGCGTTCCATGCCATGCCTGGCCCAGCCAAGCCCAGCCTGCGTTCCCAGCCAATCCTGGCCATGCCATTCCCTGCCGTGCCATTCCCTGCTTTGCCTGCGTTCCATGCCAAGCCTCGCTTTGCCTAGCCCTGCCAAGCCATGCCTGCGTTCCACGCCTCGCCAAGCCGTGCCTCGCCACGCCGTGCCTGCGTTCCATGCCGATCCCGGCCTTGCCCCGCCCTGCCCCGCCTTGCCTGCCGAATCATGCTGCAATTCCGTGCATGTAGTGATGCGCCTGCAGAAGCCCGAGAAATGCCACTACAGACCCGGCGCCCGCGTCCTTGAACAAGGGCCTCGACCCGTCCTGGCGAAGCCTCAGCGTCCCCCATCGCTCAACTTTCAGGTCGTAGTTTTCCTCGACCAAAACCTTGTAGCCCCCTGTCTGCAGGTCCCAGACTCGATGATAAGAGACCGCCGATTTGTAATCGACGATGATCACCCGCGGATCGTGCTTGAGCGTACACACCAGGTCCGGCTGGCCGGTGAACTTCCACTTGCCCGAGTGCAACCGCTGCTCAATGACAAAGATCCGGTCCACCGTGGCGAAAAACCGCCTGAACGAGGCGATGTATCCGGTTATGTCACGATCGATCGGGGCAAAGAGCCCCCGGGCGATCGTCGAGCACGCATGATGCACCCGGTCTCCGCGATCGGCATAGAAATCGAGATCGGAGACGTGGGAGAAGTCCGGCCCGTAGGGCCGTACAATCTCCGTTACTCTTGGATACTCGCTACGATCCATGCCTGCGTTCCTTGCCAATCCCTGCCGCGCCTAGCCTCGCCTCGCCCTGCGTTCCATGCCCCGCCTAGCCGTGCCTCGCCATGCCTGAACATTTCATCACTGCTTCCCCACCATGCGAATGCCGAAGACCCCCTGCCCGAAGATCACCGCGGCCGTGGTCCTGTCCTTGCAGAGCCGCATCTCGCTGGTGATGGTCCTGTCCCGGACGGCCCGGACCCCGGGCTTGTCCGGGTCGGCGAAGAACGCCTCGACCGTCCCGTCCCGGGGAATGTGGACAGCTACGCCGTTGTCGAGCACCGTGAAGTTGAGCCCGGTGGAAGGCTCGATATCCTCGGCGATCCGCGTGCCGTACCTCGAGTAGTCATCGCTGAAGACGAAGATGTGCCTGTCGTACCGGTTGCCCTTATGCCCCATCACCATGAGCACCCGGCCCCGGCGCCTCGCGTCCACGACCTTGTACCCGGCGAGCTCCGGGATCTCCTTGATAAAACAGGAACCCAGGCCGTCCTCCCTGGGAACCGGGATCGCAAAGTAGGGCCGGCCCAGCACGTCTTGGTAGACGCAGCCGCTGTAGACCTTGCTCGACTGCGGCATGATGTCCCACTGGGCCTTGACGGAGGAGACAATGGTCTGTCCGGTCTCGTGGAAGGCGATCTCCGTGAGCTTGCCGAAACTCCGGATATACAGGGCATTGTCCACAACCATCATCTCCGAGCACTCCAGGGGCAGGGCCGCGATCTGCTTGGACATGGCATGCGTCTGCAGAGCGAGGCGGCCGTCATAGATGCCCGCGAACACCGGCACCAGGGTCTTCGGCGTGAAGACCACCTCGGAATCAGGGCTCACGCCGTAACGCGCCTTGTTGACGTGCAGCATGCCGCGAGTCTTCACGATCTTCTGGCCATGGACCGTGGCGAAGAAGAGTATGTCGTGGTCCCTGCTTTCGATCTCAGAGATCTCGATAGAGGCGCTACTGGTCAAGGTGAGCTTCTTTGGTTTCGCCACGGACACCGGGCCGATCATCGGCGGCTCGCTCCGTTCGCCCTTCTCGAAGAGCTTGATGAACCACTCCAGGTAGGATTTCGGAATATGGCTGAAGTCGCGAGCGGATTTCGGCAGGCTCACGCCGGGCCCGAAGATCGAGACGTTGTCCTTCATCCGGCTCTCGATATCGTTTCTCTTGTAGTCGAGGTGCTTACCCTTGTAGGGGTGTATGCCGACAAAGAGCTGGCAGACCACGATGGCAAACGAAAACCAGTCGGTGAGCTCGGAGAACGACTGCGCGTGCCAATCCCGGATGGACGGGCTGATGGCTGGCGCCGGGTAGGACTTCGTCTGGTATGAGTCCACGTCGATGAAATAGGGGATGGCGAACTGCCGGGAGTCCACCAGGTAGCTGAACTCGTTACCGTCCACGATGAGGATCCCCGCATCATGGACCTTGCTGACGATGTCCCTGATGGTCTCCGCAAGCATGACCGCCCTGTGCGGGGTGAAGCTGTTCCGGGTGCGGAAGCCGCCCATGAAGAGCTTGCAGAGCGGTTCGCAGTGCTGGACGCGGCGCATGGTGTACCCGATCGGCGTGCTGTCCTCGTCGAGTAGCACGTCCTCGGGCTTGATGATGTTCGGCTCCACCAGGCAGCCGAGCTCCTGGATCTTGCCCTCAGGGATCATGTCCTTGGGATCATGGTATACCTTGAAAATCGTGTCGCCCTTGCCGTAGACCCTGGCCTTGCCGCCCTGGGCGATGTACTCGTTCTCGGTGAGCTCCACCAACTGCTTGCCGCGTATCTGCACGTCCATGTCAGTCCTCGAAGCAGAACCCGGCGATCGAAATGTCGCCGGCATGCGTGATGCCTATCCGGGCGAAGGCGTCGACAACGCCCTGGCTGGAGCCCATGCGGCGCTGCAGGAAGTTTGGACCGAGGTGCCTGAAATCCACGATCTCGTTGATCACGTCATGGAGGGGGACCTGATTGCCGGCCTGATCGCGGAACGACTCGATACCGTCAGACGCGACCATGATGGCCCGGATCTCCGAGACCGACTCCATGATGCATCCCCCGCGGGAAATAGAACTCTTATGGGCTTCGAAGTCATCGGTCTGCCACTCGGCGCCTCCCGGCTCCCTGGAAGAGATACGATGGAACACGTCTCCGCCCATCTGCTGGTACGCCTCCCTGCGGACCTTGTCTCCGCGGTACGACAGGTAGGCCGGCGAGTCATGAGAGTATGACGTGTTGCAGCACGAGACCTTCCCGTTCCTGTATAGGCAGATGACGTTGCCATCGCCGAAGCTCGTCACGCAAACCCGGTCGCGGTCGATGGCTATGTACAGGAGCGTCGCGTCCAAGCACCGAGACTCCAGGCCCAGGATATCGGCGCACAGGCTGGCGTCGTGAATGGCGAGGGTTCCTGGCATGTCGCCCATGCATTCCCCGCCGATACGGGAAAGGAGATGGTCCATGGAGTGCGCGAGCAGCCGTGCCCCGACATCCGTGTTGGGAGAGTTCGAGCATCCATCCGAAAGGATTACGTGATCCTCCTTGAGAATCACGTAATCCTCGCAGGTCTTGCGCGAACGCCCGATCGTTGTGAATCCGTCGACGTGCATCATCCGTTTTCCTCCATTGTAGTAGCCAGGCGCCGCCCCATGTCTCCGCCTGCGCCCGGGACGCACAGCGCCCCGCCCGGATCGCAGAAGCCGGCCTGCCCGTCCATGATTAGCAGTTGAATATTGAGGTAACTTTTTGTCATAAAACTCTCGTATTTATTTTTTTACTGCGTTTTCCCATGCGCGAGAGGAGTCCGAGAATTTCCCATCTGTAGCGCCTCATGGCGAAGCAGACGATCGCGATGCCGAAGAAGAGGATCGCCCCAACGATGTTAGGGCAGGGATAGAGCGCCCCGTCGTAACCAAGAAGCAGGATACCGACTAACCCAAGTATGAGCACCACATAATAAAACATCAAGACACGCCCCCGTAGCATGCGCAAACAACACGCATGTTCATTAGCTGTGCGTAACAATACGCCACATTGCGCAAGGTTGTCAAGTAAAAATAATTAATGACAATATTGTGGAATTGGCGTATAGCTGGCGCTATCTTATGGGGTTTTTGTTCCTTACAAGGCCATAACCTTGCGCAAGACGAAGGTTTTTGCTTCTTCTGGCGGGGGAGGGGGGGGGAGAGATCATGCTACGATACGATGAAAACACGGCGACCGCTCTTTTCGACCAAAATCAGGGTCAAGAAGAAGAGACCTGTTATGCCAGGAACACCTCGAAATGCATTGAGTGGTGTCGAGGGTGGGAGGTTTCGAGGGAAGGAAGGGGGTATTTCCTTATGGAGCTGGAGCATGTGGCGCTCAACGCACAGGGCCTCTCGTGTGCGAAAGCGTTACTCCAGAAATCCGGACTCTGGCGGTCTTTCCCATATCGTTCCGCCATAGACAAGACCATTGATGACCTCAGGTTCATTGGAGTGCTGATGGCTATGGCGGTGACTCGATCGGATGGAGCAAGAAGGGAAGGCTGACTGATCAGCTCTTCTTCTTTTTTTCTCGGGTGGACACGAGGGAAAACTGGCCGTCCATCACATCCATGGCGAACCGCGGATCCTTCTCGGTTTCCTCCCGGAACTTCCGGGAAAGCTCTGACACGATCTTTGCCCCCATGTTGGGAAAACGGTTTGTGAGGTAATTGGCGAGATCTGTTTCCATATAAACATTGAATGCCCGCTTCTGGGGCACCTCTGATCCGTCTTTTTTCTTCGTGCTTGGTCTACCCATACAACGCCTCATTCGACCTCCTAAGGTTAAAACTATTCAAACATAACCAACCCTATCAAACCATTATATTGCACAACCCTGCGCGACTGTCAACGCTTTTGTTGACAATGCGCAATCTTATGTGGTATTGCGCAAAGACAGCACAGTATTGCGCCTCTTTTACAACAACAATTTGAGGAGAGTTTTATGATCGCTGAATTGAAAGACTACGATACCGCGCAGCAGGCAGCAAAGAAGGTTGGGGTTCACTCGGCAACTATCCGCCGATGGATTCAGTCCGGCAAGATCCGGCCGGGCAAGGTCCGCTACGAGCTCGACCAGTGGTTTATTCACAGGAAAGAGATCGATCGGGTAGTCTCCCTCAGAAAGAAGGTAAAGACGTTGTTAGAGCAGGGCTAGACGCATGTTGCGCTGCTCTCGCGACCGGCAGAAAATCCCGTGTTGGCTGCGGCCCTGCGTCTGCGGGGCCGCGGTCCTTTTTCTCTTTCTGTCGGTCGGTATCCCTTCCTACTTCTCACCGTGCCGCTCGGAAACCGCGAGCGGCATCGTCAGTATCGACCTGCAATACAAGCGACAGGGGGGGAGATACTGGCACCCAGCCATCACCATCGTCGAAGATAGGCGCATCCAGGAAAACATCGACGATATCCGCATCGGTAAAGTCGTCAGGTACATCGAGAAGCGGTGGGGGACGGTATCTCTCCGCTTGTGGGTCAGAGAGGTCGGAGAGGACGGGGGGGTTCAGTTCTATTCAATACCGCTGAGCGTCTCGGGGGAGTAAAAATGGCCGAAGGCAGAATGCTCAAAAAGGAAATATCGAACAGTAAGCGATTCTCGGCCCTAAAAACTGACACGGCCCGCATGCTCTACGTGATGCTCATTCCGTGGACTGATATCGATGGTCGATTCCATGCTGACCCATACATCTTCAAGGGAAATGTCTGCCCTCGATTAAAACACATTACTCCGGAAATAGTCGAAGAGTGCCTCAAGGACATGGCCGAGAACACGATGATCCTGCTCTATGAGGTTGATGGAGACCTGTATGGCTACCTCAGGCTTCATGAGCAGAAGCAATCACTCAGAAGGGATAAAGAGGGGAAATCAAAGATCCCGCCGCCGCCTGAGAGCCTGCTCTGTGCGTTTCTCACCACGACCAACGCCTCAATTCCCGGACCTACTCCCGGACCTACTCCCGGACCTA